ACGTCCTTGAGGCCCGGAATATAGACGAGGTTCAGGTCGCCGAAACAGGTCACGTCCTCGTAATTGGTTTTCATCGACAGCTTGAAGCCGTTGATGCTGATGATCTCGACGGCGGTCGGACCACCGACGCCCGTCGGATCGTATTTCACCTTGCCGTACCGTCCGGTCAGAATCGCCATGTGTCGTCTCCCTCTGCTGTGCCCGTGTTCAAGGTTTCCGCGATCACCCGTGGGTTAGCTCGGTGTCATCTGCACGCGATAGTGGCCGCCGCGCCGGTTCCATCGAATCGACACGTCGACCTCGTCGACTTCGGTGATCCGCACGCGCGTCTCGCGGTACATCGCCATGTAGGTGAACCCCTCGGCGACGAGCGGCTGATCCTGCAGCAGCGTGTGGATACGCGCCGCGGCGCGCCGAATATCCCCGGCGCTGTTCGAGAGCATCCGCGCTTCGACCGTGTAGAGCGCGTCTTCGTAGCCGTTGCCGCCGAACACGTCCACGTCGACTTCCTGCACCAGGCTCACAATCACAAACCGCGTCGAGCCGGGCGGCGCTTCGTCGTAGTAGACGCCGTTGGGACAGAGCTGCAGCAGCTCAGGGTCGGACCCGAGCAGCGCGATCAACGCGTTGTCGATCGCCGACGAATCGGTCGTCACCGTGCGGGCCGCGGCCGTGCTCATTCCTCGGCCCCTCCGGTCGTGACCTCGAGGCCGTGCGTGCGGATCATCTCGGCGAGCCCCTCATACATGCGGGCGCGGTAGCGCTGCACGCGCGGCACGAACACGCGCCCCGGCGGCATCGACCCGCGATTCGCGCCGAGGCTGGTGTGCCGCGCCTGCGTGCCCATCTCGAAAATGAACGCGTGCGGCGCGCGATTGGTCACGACCGCGGCCGTGCCGAACGTGCTCACGCGGGTGCGCGTCACCGACACGCCGTCCTTGAGGTGCCCGGTGCGCGTCGGATAGGCGTCGACGATGGCGCGCGCCGCCTCACTCGCCGACGCGTAGACGATGGCGCTCGCCTCGCTCGTGAGCTCGGCGGGCAGATTGACGAGCGCCTGCCGCAGCTCGGTGAGCCCCTCGAACGTCAGGCTGCTACTCATCGCGCGACCTCGACGACCTCGAGATGCAGCTCGAGGTCCCGGCCGTCGGGGTTGGTCACGGCGAGGATATTCGCGAGATGCGCCGTCCCATGCCGATCCGCCCAGGTGAGCGAGGTCTGCGTCGTCACGCCGGGCAGATACGGCAGCACGACGACGCTCGAGTCGTGGCCGATGGTGCTGCCGCCGCCCGCCTGCTCGTAGTCCTGGCGCCGCGGCGCCGGCGTGATGCTGCCGCAGACCGGCCCGGGGCCGAGCGGCACGGGCGTGTTCGTCCAGCCGCCGTCGCCATCCGGCACCGCCGGCCCCGGGTTCAACAGGGTAATGGCGAAGGTGACGCGCGCGCCGGTCGAGGTCAGCGGCATTGGTCAGGCGTAGGCCGGATCGCGATACCGGCGCAGGAGGTTGGTAATCGTGGGCGACAGCTGGCCGAGCTCGCGCGCGTCCTGGCCGGCGCTCTGGGCGTCGGTATCGTCGCCGCGGAAGCGCCAGAGCTCGCCGAGCTCGAGCAGGATGGCGGCCTGCACAATCGGGTCGTCCTCGGGAATTTGGCCGCGTGGCGGCGTCACCGGCGCCGGCGGATCGGTCGGCGGCCAGGGCGTCCAGTCCGGGGGCAGCGCGCTGTCGCGCAGCGCCGGCCCGAGCGGATTAATCGCCGGCGGAATTTTCAAGTAGTCGACGATGATCGCCTCGGCCATGAACAGCTTGAGCGCGAGGTCGTTCTGCCGCGGGTCGAGCGGCGTGCTGTCGAGCACGAGCGGCAGCGCCAGGTGGTCGACCGCTTGCTGCAAGGTGACGCGCGCCATCAGCGGTGCCTGAGCGCGTCGAAGGTCTCGCCGTAGTCCTTGCCCGCCGGCCCGGCGGGGCCGCGGTCGCCCGGTTTGCCGTCCTTGCCATCGCGTCCGCACTTGACGCACAGGCGCCAGGCCGCCGCCGTCGCCACGAGGCCTGGACGGCCCGTGGTGGCCGCCTGACACGCCCACAGCGAGCCGCCCCAGCTGACCACGTCGCCCGGCTCGTAGCTGCGCCCCTCGACGTAGACGCCACAGTCCCGCAGGAACGCGAACGTGAGCGGGAAGGTCTTCACCTGGTCGCCGCTGGCGAATTTCCACGTCACGGTGTGGCCGTCCTGCTCGACGGCGAGGTCCTGCAGGCCGAGCCCATCCTGGCCGGCGGGTCCCGGCGGGCCCGGCACGGGCGGCCGCGTCTCCAGCGCCGCCACACGCGCGCCCGCGAGCTCGAGCCGGACCTCGGCGGCCGCCATCCGCTCGCGCAGATCGAGCGCCGCGGTGTGGCCCTCGACAGCCGCCAGGCGGGCCGCGAGCGGCTCGAGCGCGCGCTTGATGGTGCGCACCAGGACGACGCCGAGCTCGTCAGGCGACATCGGCAAACTCCGCAGCCTCGAGCGCGCGCGCCGTCGGCGTGAAGTCGAGCGCCTTGGGCGGCACGGGCGGCGGCATCGGCGGGACCGGTTTCGCAAACGGATCACCCGCGTCCCGTTTCGCCAGCGCATCGAGCGAGTAGTACTGCTGCTGCACCATCGGCGAATTGCCGCCCATGGTCGGTCCCGCGCCGAAGAACTTGAGCCGCGCTTCATTCGGCGAGAGCGTGCCGGCACTCTTTTGCGACGCCTCAGCGCGCGTCTTGGTGTCCATCCACATCAGGTCGTCGATGTCGAACTCGGTCCCGTATTGCTTCCCGCCGACGGGAAACAGAATCCCGAGCCCCTCGTCGAGCGACGTCTCGAGGTTGGCGATGAGCGCCTGCAGGCACTGCGCGTAGTACTGCTGGATGAGCGGCTCGATGTTCGCGTAGGCCGGCGCCGGCCCGATGCCGATCATGTAGGGCGGGACGTGGAAGCACGAGCAGACGTTGTCCGCGGTCCACTTCAACTGGTCGATGAGCTGCGCGTCGACGGCGTTCATCGTCATCGACTCGTACTTGAGCCCGTCGCCCAGGACCGCGACCTTGCCGACGTTCGCGCCGCTGTAGTGCGTCGCCCAGTATTCTTGCAGCCGCTTCGCCGTCGGGTCGCTGATGGCGCCGGGCGCCGTCAGCACACCGCCGGGCCGCGAGCCATTGCCGAAGAACTTCGTGCTCGCGCCCTGGATGGCCAGGCCCTGATAGGCCGCCATGCCGCAGGCGTAAATCGGCGACACGCCGATGAGCGGATGGTAGAGCGCGTTCATCGTGTCGTGGATGATCTCGCTCGCCGGCACCGTGATCGTCTCCTCGAGCTCGGAGAGCAGGTCCTGGTCGAGCCGGTAGTAGACGGCGCCGTCGGGCGCAATGAGCGGATGCACCCGCAACGGGTGCAAGACGTAGAGCGCCACGACGACGCCGCGGTTGTCGCGCTGCTTGAGCACGTAGGTGTTACCCCAGATCAGCTTCGAGAGGACCCACTGCTCGACAAATTTGATGATGGTCTGGTAGTGATTGGGCTTCCGCAGCACGGGCGAGAACGCCGGCGAGCTCGTCTCGGTCCAGATGCCGTCGCCGTCCTCCTGCACCAGACACAACGTGAGCTTCGCGATGTCGGAGGCGATGAGGGTCGCGCAGGCGAACACGGCGTAGTAGCTCAGGACCGTGTTCGGCGCGATGGTGACGTTCTGCTGCCACGCACCCGCAAACGACTCACGGATAATCGGCCACCAGCCGCCGCCGAGGTCGGCCCCGGCCACCGGCGCCGCCGGCATCGTCGTGACCGGCGTCGTGCTGCGCGTCACCGTCAACCCGAACAGCCGCATCAGCTCTTCTTCAGCTTGGGCCGCGGCGTCTCGGGCAGGGTGTGGTCGACGTGCGGCGGCGACGTGCCGGCGCCTGGGAGGCCCTGGTCGGGATGACCACCGCGGTGCGGCTCGGGATGCGGCCGTCCGGGCCGGCTCTCACCGGGGAGCCCCTGGACGGGGGGCTCGCAGCGCCGCACGTACCCCATGCCGAGGAAGGCTTCGAAGTCCGAGGCCGGGAGCTCGTAGACCTCGCCGACCGCGTGATTGTCGCCGTCCCACGGATACTTATGCGCGACGAGCGTTTCGGCGAGCACCGGCGGTGGCGTGAGAACCTTTTCGTCCATGAACGTCCTCGGGGGAAGGGAAAACCGTCGGGTGCCGGCGGCGCGCACCAGGACGCGCCGCCGGTAAGGGCCGCGTCGCCTAAGCGACGTAGGTCTGCACGGTGTACTGGACCGAGCCGGTGCGCGCACGTTTCCAGTTGATGAACCGGTCGGCACGGAGGCCGACGAGGTTGTTCTGCCAGAGCGACTGATGCACCACCGTGGCATCGGCCGGATTCATCGGCGCCGAGTCCATCTGCAGCGACGCCTCACGCGAGACGTCGATCTCGATGCCGCCCTCGTCGGCCATGAGGATGCCTTCGCCGGTCAGCAGGATGACCGTGGTCCCCAGCGACTGCGAGGTGATGGCCGGGTAGCCGAGGATGCTGCCACCGATCGCCGAGAGGCTCGGGAAGAGCGGCTGCCCCAAGGGGTTCAGCGCCGAACCGAGCGCGAGCGCGTTGGTCTCCGACATCAGCACGACCGCGCCAGCCGTCGAGATGTTCGCCGCGAGCATCGCCCCCGCGAGCGCCTGGATGTCGGTCCGCCCGTTGGCCGGCGTGGTGCCCGCCGAGGTGATCGGCGTGACGCCATTGGTCACCGAGCCCGGCGAGACGTTCACCACCGGCGCTTTCGTCGGGTCCGTGAACGCGACGTCGAGGAATTGCGCGATGCCTCTCATCATGTCGTTACGGATGATCGACTCCGCGCTCGGCGAGCTCGTGCGCGCGAGTTCCTCCGAGATGACGATGATGCCGGCGCACTTCGCGATGGCGAGCGTGACCGTGGCGAACGCCAGCGCCCCGACCGGCTTCGGCGCGCCCTGGCCCACCCAGCT